TGTCAACATCAAACTCTAGATCCACTTTCTGTCCCACACCACTTGAACTCCTAGTCTTCATGAACTGTATTTGGTATCTTCCACGTTCTTTCATGGCTCTTGATGTGAATATACCTATCACGTTGTCCGCAGTCTGTATCTTTGACAGTCCGCCCGAGATATGACTGTGATCAAACTCGATCTCTTCTACTGACGCTCTATTCAATTGTGATGCTGTTGCTAACACGCACTGTTTCTCAACAACAAGGTTTCTTAACTCTTCCGAAACATATTTGTCTTTGATGAACAAGTCTGCTGGTGATATCTTCTTGCTCTTGGGCATCATGAGATCCAAGTAATCGATCAAGATACAGTCTATCTTTTTCTTGGTCTTTAGTTCCAGTTCTTTCAAATATGTTCTCACGTCCAGCACGTTACTACCGCTTGGCAAATATTTGATCTGTAACAGTCCGGACTTCTTGGCCAACATCTTGACTTTCATCTCAACGTTCTCTATTTCTGGGAATACCTTACGTGTTGGTATGTTGGTCATCATTGCATCCAACCTCATGGCAGTCAGTTGCTCACTTAATTCAAAAGAAATGTAACAAACGTTCAGACCAGCCTGTGCCCAGTTCACCGCAAGATTCTGCAAGAACAAACTCTTACCTGCGCCTGATCCACCTGCAAAGATGTTTAGTTCTCCACGGTTGAAACCGCCAAACAGTTTCTTGTCTAGGTTCTGCCAGCCTGTGCTGATCTGTCCGTTGTTTGCCTTGAGTGCCTCAAGTCTTCCCTTGGGATCCTCAAAGTAGTCTGTACCGAGATCACGTGTCAGTCCAACGTTGACAGCGTCCTTGACCATGTCCTCAACAGGAGCATAGTCGCCCTTCTCCAACATGTCTGCTGACTGAAGTATTGCACGTTCTAGTGCTTTGTGTCTCGAGAATGTTTCAAATTCATCCAACAACCAATTGAAATGGCTTGGGTCTAAATCTTTCGCTGACTTCAACTTGATGTCGTGTTTTGCGTTGACTTGTTCAACATCTGGCATCACTTTGTATTCGTCCATGTAGTCTTTGACAAACTTGGCTATTGGTTGTAGTTTCCTGTCAAACGATTCTGGATTGAATATGTTCTGTGCCCTAGCGAATGACTCAGCATCTGCCAGTAGCATTTCTATATAAAGTTTTTGTACGTCAAAAGTGTATTCAGCCATTTCTTACTCCGCACTTTATTTTACAACATTCGTGAGCAGATGTAAATTGTTTTGTTGAGTCAAAGAAATCTTTTACCTCGGTCCATTCTAAGATATCTTCTAATGTGTTGTCTTTGATATTAAACGGTCTTTTTAACTTTGGAGAGAAAACACTTTTATATTTGTAATGATAACTTGCCATCCAACAACAAGGATAAAAATCTCCTTCGGCGTCTATGTACAAACTATTACCAGGCACGCCATTTCTTAAACACCTAGGAGACATTGATGTGGTAAAGTTTGGATTTATTAAAATCTCTTCTGACTGTTTGTATCCTTCGTCGACGAATTCCCTGTCTGGCATGAGGTCTTTTTTCCCCAACCATCTATCGCTGTATTCCAGTTTAAAAAGATCAAAGCCTATTTTTTTCGATAATGCTTCCGCGTGTTTGATTTGGTGTTGATTGTGTTTAAAGACAATGAACTTCCAATGTATTTTACATTTGCGTGTTTGTAATACCCTAACAGCATCCATGATTGATTTCCATTTTGCGTTGATCCTGTATATGTGATTCGTGTCTTCTAGACCGTCTATTGAGAAAACGATTGTGTCATTTTTTCCAAGCACCAAATTTAATTCTTGCCACCATTTTGTTGGCTTTGCAGACCCGTTTGTTATTATTCTTAATTTGCATTTATTTTCTTTGAACTTTATGCATAGTTCGATAAACCTTGAATGATATATTGGATCACCGTGGTTACCGCATAATGAAAGCATTTTATTTTCTCCAACAAATCTTACAAGATTATCCACATCAACTTCGTGGAGTTGTCTTTTCTGATGTGTTTCATAGTACCAGGTTCTTGAACACAAGGGACACTCCAATGTACATTTACTTGTAGGTTCGATATGGAAATCAACCATACATCTTTCTCTTCAAATCTATTTTTAGTTTTGTTTTTTCTGTTGATTTTAAAATGGATTGCAGTGTAAACAGCCTACCATATTTCTGCACTGCTTCGGCCACGTCGCCGATCGTTTTATCCCACTCTGGAAAAGCAACGCTCCACCCAAACTCTACTGCTTGGTCAATCAATTTTTTTCCTGGAGCATCTCTGTCTGGCACAACTATCACTTGCCTGCCGAGACCGTTAATCAACTCTCTTTGTGTATCATTTATCTCACTGCCGAGTATGCTGACTCCAGACACGGCTATGGCATCGAATGGTCCTTCGGTCACAATCACAAACTTTCTTGTCCAATCTTGTGCATCCATATTGAATACATAACCTGGCCAGACATCTGTGTAATATTTGACAGCGTCTGAATCTTCAAACATCCTACCTGTGAATCCCACTATTTCGCCCTTCCAGTAGAATGGTATCAACAATCGCTGATGCACGTCCCACACCTTGTCAGGAGAATACATGAAGTCATACCAGTCTGCTCCGATGCCCCTGCTCTCGAGGTATTTCAACAATCCGTCGATCTTCTTCCATTGTGGCTCCGTTAAGTCGTTTGCCACATACTTCTCTAACCATACATCTAGTTTGTGGGTGTTCTTGGGCAGTGCTTTCTTTTTGAAAGTGACGAATTTTTTCTTTTCGTATTTGGTTTCACTCTCTTCTTCACGTAGTGCTTCTATGGCTAATTTTCTTATGGTGTCGTCAGGTATGCCGATGTATCCCATGAACTGTCTCATCTTGTAGGTCAATTTACGTCCAATCACGTAACTGGCCTTAAAACCACAGTTGAAACAGTGATAGCTCACAGTGCCATCGGCACTTGTCATTATGCCACCGCGCTTTTTCTTGTCTGCTGTCTCACCGTTGTGTACACAACAGGGTGCGTTGAAACTTATCCAACCACTCGGGGTCTTTTTTCTACCCGTAGGCAAGCTCGTCAGAATAGTAGATTGGATCAGGTTCATACCCTATATTTTACTGTCTGTAGAGAATTTTGTCAATCACCCCAGTATTACCACTGTCATTACCCCAACTGAATCTGATGTTATGGAACACACCATAGAAGTTGTAGTTTGTTACCGATGTTGAACTGGAAAAGGTATTGGTAGACGATCCTGCGCCGTCCATGGTAATATCAAACCAATCATTGGATCCGGGGCTCGAACTCATGGTGCCCTGAACTCTCAGACTGCCTGAAAAATTTTTAGTGTACACCGCAATCGTGTGTAGAGCTTTGTTGTTGTTGATCCCTGGTCTCGCATCTATGGATCCTGATGTTCTTGACAGTGGACCTTGTGCTGATGTGAAACTTGTTATTGCTGTGCTGGCAACAAACTCTGGATAAGCACCATCTAACAGTTCTACTGTGCCAGCGGCCGCGTATCCTGTGTCTGAGTATGTGATCTCCCTGCTACCATCTGATTTGACTTCACGCACTGCGAAGTTATAGAACTTGGCGCCCAAAGGAAGCAAGTCACCTTCTGTGATCGTACAGCTCGCATCGCCTTTCGTGCTCACTGTTGACCCGTCGTCCAGTATGGTCAGTGTCTTGGTCAACACCGCTTTCTTGGTCTCCGAATCGATCATGTTGAACTCATAGGTCTTGCTGGTGATGTCCTGTGCCTTTTGATCCTCGTTCTTGAACGTGAATGTGATGGGGTTGTTGACCCCTCTGTGCAGTGTTAAACGCCTATCGTACACTTTTGAGTTCCTTCCGTGGTAACCATTTATGTAGGCTATTACCAATTGTGATAGTAAATACCTTGATACTGTTTGCATAGTACATATTTAACAGTATTTATAGATATAGAATGAACGAAATTTTTAACACTCTAAGGGATAAATTTCCCTTCTTGAGCCTAATCCGAAAAGGCGATCTGGAATACGTGGGCATAGTACAGAACGAAGATGTCAACGTGATCAGTTTCTATGATTATGGCAGGTTGATGTTACCGCAAGACAAGATGAGATTCCTCAAATGTGGAGAAACCTGGTGGCACGAGTCCAACAGGAAGTTACCAATTAATATATTCTTAAAAGGTGAGTTCCGTTATTTCCGTACAACATTAGTGACTTTGAATTCTAAAGATGTTGAGATTGTGCATGGACCCACAGTCAAACTTTCTGATATTTCAAAGAAAAGGGTGAAGCGAAGGACAATACAGTTAGTTAGAAAACCCGTTTAACGTTTCTTTTCAGTACTATTGATACCACACACTCTCTCAACGTATTGAGTCAACGGATTGTTGGCATCATATGATTGGTGTTCGGCGCGGTATGAACGGCGATGATTTTTTTTGTTATGTTTGGATTTTTTTGCTTTAGTTTTTTGACGTTGCATCAAAACTATATTTAGCACGTGTGATCAAATTCATTTGCACAACGATCGCTTGGGCGTATGCAACAGCGTGTGACTTCTTGAAGAAATATGATCCGTCCGTTGGGCGTACCCACACTTCTTCCATTATGTCCTTCCAGTCCTTGTACATCAAGTGTCGCTTGGCAGGACGTATTATGGCCAACACAGCCGCAAGTTGTTCTATGGTCTTTGGCTCTAGTTTGGACACTATGTTGAAATGACCATTTAGGTGGAAAAGGTTCTCCACAGTCTTTGGATCCTTCAGCATATCCCAGTCTGGTTCCTGTATCATCAGTTCGACCAGTTCCTGCTCTGATTTTATTTCCTTGTATATGTTGACATTCAACATGTCTATCTTGAAGTATCCCCGGTCCTCCGCCTTTTTGTAATCTAACGACGAATGTCCCGACACAGGATGTTCCGGTACAGCGTGGAAGTATACTCCTGTCTTGTGCTTTTCTACTTTTCCATCTTTTATGATTGACGCTGGTGTATGTTTGAATAGTTTTAAAACTCCATCTCTGTCATAGAAGTCTATGTCTACATCAGGCATTAGTGCATACTCCCTTTGTCTTTCTCGTTGTATTTGATAAATTCTTCTTTGCTTCCAGGATCAAGTACGTCAATGACATCTAGCAATTTCCTGTAGCCTTCGGTGTTCAAATAATCCTTGTTCATGTCTGGCATTATGATCCTTCCTATGGATCCGTCCTCTTTGATGATCACAGCACAGTCTCCGTCTTCGAACTTCAAGTCGTCATTGATCTCTAACTTCACCTTAGACAATCTTGGCCTCCCTTGCTGTGTCCTGTACCAGCATCAAATCCGCTGGATAACTCTTCAACTTGCTTGGCCAGAAACTTGGATTTATAAATTTTTCTATCATCTGTAATTGCTCGTCGTTGAATGATTTTAACATCCTTTTGCCTGCGTTGCAACCTAACAGCAACCAAGGACTTATCTTCCCCTGTTGGATGTGTGCCACCGCCCTGTTTGTGTTGACAAGCCTGAAGTAGTCTGACCACTGTGCGTTTTGCTCAGTCGCCCAGTCCATCATTGTGGCTATGCTTCTCTGTAGTGCGGCCTCCACAGGTTCGGTCTTCAGTGCTTCGACCAGATACAATTCATAGAGATCGTCCCTGGCCCAGTGATCAAGTTTGACCTTTGACTGCAGTACATAGTCTATGTACTTGTCTGGATACAATGGATTGATATGCATTATGAATCTGCCAAACTTCACGAATGCATTGTAATACGCACTCTTTACAAAATCATCATACGTCTTTGGTTTGGAGTTGTGTTGGTGTATCTGATAGAACCGCTGGAATACCATGAATGCGTTTATTACCCATTTCTCATCACGTTGTAGGTATCGACGTTTTGGCTCACATAGGTGTACCTGTAGAGTACGTTCCTTCGCAAATTCTTTTCCGCAGTAAGTACATTTATTCGTCGATGCCATGTGCTTCTATCAGTTCCTCTAGTTCTCTATCTGTTATGACCTTATCTAGTGTTTCCAGGTCAGACTCTTTCCACGTTGGATATATATCTTGCAGTTTTTTAAGACTTTTATTCGGCACACGCTTCATGGGTTTGATCCATGGGTGGAATTGTTGTGACAGTGCCCCACACATGGCGGTCAATATCCATAGCAGTTTTTTGTGTTTGCCTAATGTGAAGCAGTGCTTGTTCACACATTCGTTGACCATTTCAACATAGTGCTCTACAAAAAACTGATCTTTGGAAGATGTGCTGGAAACATACCTCATCAACATGTAGGGAGAATACAAAGATCTCTCTTTGTCATCGATCCTGTCAAAGTAGTCCTTGTTCCTAAAGTCCACAGCTTTTAAGCCGTTTCTTAAATCAAAAAATTTTCTATTTTTTTCTGCTGGCATATTTTAATCCAAACATCGTACATTCTTTTGCTGTTACGAATGTTAATTTTATTTTATTGTGCATATGTTGTAAACCGGAAAGTTTAAATTTGTTTTCTTTCATGAAGTCAAAAAAGTCATGCATCCAATTTTCATCCATCCAAACAGCAATTTTGTTGCTGGTTATCATTATCGGTGCATCTATTGTGATTGTTCGTCTACCAGACCGCGCCATAGTCGACTTGCTCGCACTGTCTAGATATATCTTTTACGAAGTAGGCACACATGGGCTTTCGACCATTGGTCAAAGGCACAGCCAACATCTGTCCGGATTTGATTTTTGGAAAGTACCATTTTACTTCTGTGTAGATGTCAACAATATCTATGGGCATAAATTCTGGTTTTGAACTTGACAAAGGATTGAAGGTGAAAGCGTCGAATCCTCTATCATTGAGACTGGTAATTGGTAGCACATGCATTTCTGACTGCCCAGCCTCACCTATCAACATCTTCCAGTCTAGTGGCATTTTTATCTTGTGCTCACCGATCTCTAATACCGCCGCCGGTGCGTTGAAACTTTCAAGGAATATAAGTGGTATGTAGAAGAAATCTGGATTGCCAGGGTCTGAGTTGTCTAGTACAGCAAACCTCAATTTCTCATCCACCCATTCCGGTATCTTTTCTAATTTGTATGTTCTATCATCCAGTGTAAGGATTTTCATAATCTATCTTTTCTATATTATACGGGTAATTGGCTTCTTTGTAAAACTTTTTCCTTTGCCCTAGGTGTCTTTTTGCGAACTTGCAACTGCTGGTAATGTCCCAGATCTGTACGCTGTCCTTGTCTTCTGCTTTTCTAATACCTCTCCCTATACTCTGTATCACACGCACGAACGACTTACCTGGTTCTATGAGAACAAGATTAAAAATCCTAGGAATGTTAATGCCAACAGCGGCAACTCCATATGTGGCAATGATAACTTTATTTTGGCTAGTAGATACTTCATCATACTGCTCCTTCCTTTCATTGTTCTTGGTTGATCCAGACACGAATACTGCGTCCTTGATTTTCTTTTCCAGTATTTCTCCCGCAGATATTCTGTCCACCAGTATCAGTGTGTTTCCTGATGTGGCGATGCTCTCAATGGTTTGTGCTACCCACGACATCCTTGTGTTGTCTGTTGTGAGCCACTTTAATTCTTCTCCGTACGTCTTAAACTGTGGATGATCTTGTGTTTGTAAAACATTTACATGACAGTTGGCGAGTACACCTTTGTCCTGAAGTTCACTGGCCTGTATCCTGTTTGAAACATCGCCTATGCTACATTTCAAACCCATGAATTCATAATCTGCTTTTGGAACTGTACCGGTCAATCCCCAACGTATTCCACAGTGTGCGAATGGTCCGGTCAACAACCTTTTCAACACATCTGCCTTGGCCATGTGTACCTCATCTATGATAATTGTATTGATGCCTTGTATTGCCTCGAGAAACTCGGTAGTGTGTTCGTCCTTGCTTTTCTTTTCTAGAACATTCAATGATTGCCACGTCGCTATCGTGTTGAACCTTCCTAGTTCTTTCCTGTCACCGTAGTACACACCAACATCTAAATTACATGCAATGAAGTCATCTTCCGTTTGTGTGACAAGACTTTTGTTTGGAACTATTGTAAGTGTTCGTCCATATGGTTCCACTAGTTGGCACAAGGCCGCGGTTATGATTGTCTTACCTGCTCCTGTGGCTATCTCTTGTATGCTTTGCGGATTTTTTATGAACTCGTTTATGACTTCGACCTGGTAGTCCCTTAATTCAATGGGTTGTCCTTGGCAAGGATGGCCTTCCGGCCAAGTTATGTGCGAAAGATAGTTTTTGTCCACTGCTTTGAATTCGAAATTGTGCTGTGGCCTTTGGTCCTCGAAGTCAACATATACACCCCCCTCCTCTAGTATGGGCAATATCTGATCTACTAGATTCAAGTATGTTGTGCCTCCCAGACCAAAGAAACTGACCTTGCCATCCCACCTACCTAGTTTCACGGCCGGTAGATGCCTAGCGTATGGTATTTCAAATTTGAATTTGTTAGATAAT